TGGGCCACGGCCAGCCGCTGAAGCTGGCCCGGTTCCAAAAGGAGTTCCTCGAAGAGGCGCTCGCCGACGGGATCGACACCGCCATCCTCGAGACCCCGCGCGGCAACGGCAAGTCGTCCGGCGGCGGTGCGCTGGCCGTCTGGGCGCTGTTCGACGACGACGACACGGGTGCGCCGCAGGTGCCCATCGTGGCGACGACCATCGGCCAGGCCATCCGTTCGTGCTACGGCGTCGCGGTAGCCATGATCAAGGCCGACGACGAACTCCTGAAGCGGTCGCTCATCTTCACCGGCATCTCCACCCCCCGCGTGACCACGCCATTCAACGGCGGCGAGCTGTTCCCGGTGTCGTCGGACCCCGACGGACTCCAGGGCCTCGACCCGTCGCTCGCCATCATGGACGAGATCGGCTTCCAGCCGGTCGAATCGTGGGAATCCCTGCGGCTCGCCACCGGCAAGCGCGAGCGGAGCCTCATCGTCGGGGTCGGAACGCCCGGTCTCGACCGCGAGAACGCCCTCTTCCGGCTCCGGACCCTCGTCACCGAGGCCGGCAGCTTGCCAGGCGTCGTCTTCCACGAGCATTCCGCCCCTCCGGGCTGCGATATCGACGACCGCGAGGCGTGGAAGGTCGCGAATCCGGCCATCAAGGCGGGATTCCTTCGGATGTCGGCGCTCGAGACCGACATCGGCATCACGCCCGAGGGCCACTTCCGGGTCTTCCGCCTCGGGCAGTGGGTCGACGGGGTCGATTCGTGGCTCGGACCGAATGGCCGGGCCATCTGGGACTCGCTGGCCGACCCGTGGGACTTCGTGGCGGGCGATCCGACCTGGGTCGGGGTCGACGTCGGCCTGAAGCGCGACTCCACGGCGGTCGTGGCCGTGCAACGGGACGAAGCCGGGCTGTATCACGCGGTCTCGCGGCTGTGGATCCCGACCGCCGACGAGCCGGTCGACGTGACCGACGTCATGGAGCACATCCGCGAGCTGGCCCGCGCCTACGCGGTGCAGGCCATCAGCTACGACCCGCGGTTCTTCGACGTGCCGGCCAAGATGCTGCTCGACGAGGGCCTGTCGGTCGATGAGGTGCCGCAGTCGCCCGAGCGCATGACGCCCGCCTGTGGCGGCCTGCTCGAGATCATCAAGCGCGGCCAGATCCGCCACGACGGCGACCCCGCGTTCGCGATGCACGTCCTGAATGCCGTGCCGCGCTTCAACGAGCGCGGCTTCACCCTCCAGAAGTCGAAGTCCCGCGGACGCATCGACGCCTGTATCGCCCTCGCCCTGGCCGTCGATCGGGCGGAACGTTCGGAGGTCCTGCCCGTGGATGAGTACGCATGGGGCTGACCGACTACCTCCGGGTCATGTTCCCGCCGCTGCCCTCGTCAGAGCGCCAGGTCACGCTGCCGTGGTCGGGCGACCTGCCATATGTCAACTTCGGCGGGCGGCTGTACTCGCTGCTGAACCAGACGTACCACGGCGACGACGTCGAAATGGCCGGCGAGCTCCGGGAGCCGACCGGCCTGTTCGCGACCAACGCCATCATCTTCGCGTGCATGGCGAAGCGGATGAAGCTCTTTTCCGAGGCCCGTCCCCGCTATCGCCGGCTGACCAACGGCAAGCCCGGCGACCTGTGGGGCGATCGGTCGCTCGACATCCTCGACCACCCGTGGCCCGGCGGTGCGACCGGCGACCTGCTCGCGCGGGCCATCCTGGACGTCGACCTGCTCGGCAACTTCTACGCCATCCGGCGGGCAGGTGTCATCCACCGCCTTCGCCCCGATTGGGTCCAGATCGTCCTCAGCAGTGCGGATGCCATCGACGCGCGGGTCATCGGTTACGTGTACTTCCCCGGCGGCGAGCACTCGGGTTCCGACCCCGAGCCGCTGGACCGTGACGAGGTCGCGCACTTCGCACCGTACCCCGATCCGACCGCCCGCTTCCGTGGCATGTCGTGGTTGACACCCATCGTGCGGGAGGTCATGGCCGACTCGGCGGCGACCAGCCACAAGCTCAAGTTCTTCCAGAACGCCGCGACCCCGAACATGATCGTCAAGCGCGGCAACCCGTTGCCGACCCAGACGTTCAAGGAATGGGTCGCCGAGATGCGTGCGTCGAGCGAAGGCACGCAGAACGCATACCGGACCTTCTACATGAGCCAGGGCGCGGACGCCACGGTCGTCGGTAAGGACTTCCAGCAGATCGAGTTCCGGGCGACGCAGGGCGCCGGCGAGGTGCGCATCATCGCCGCGTCGGGGCTGCACCCGGTCATCGTCGGGGTATCCGAGTCGCTCCAGGGCTCGTCGCTCAACTCGGGCAACTTCAACGCCGCCCGGCGGCTGACCGCGGACACCTTCCTCCGCCCGGACTGGCGCAACTTCTTCGCGTCGATGGAAACGCTCGTCCCGCCGCCGTCGGGCAGCCAGCTCTGGTACGACGACAAGGACATCCCGTTCCTGCGCGAGGACACCAAGGACGCAGCCGAGATCCAGGACATCAAGTCGCGCAGCATTCGGACCCTGGTCGACGGCGGCTATACCCCCGAGACCGTCGTCAAGGCGGTCATGGCCGAGGACATGAGCTTGCTCAAGCACTCCGGCCTGTACTCGGTCCAGCTCCAGCCACCCGGCACCACGGCCGCCCCTGAGACCGTGACAGCGCCGACCAACGGCAAGGTGCCCACAGGAGGGCCAGCATGACGTTCCAAGACCCGACCCCGCCGCCGCGTGACGACCTGTACCGCGCCCTCTCCGGCGGCGTCACGTCGACCGATGGCAAGACCCTGACCATCCGCCTGGCACCGCACGAGCAGTGGGCCGAGATCCAGTCGGTGTCCGAGGGGCACTTCATGGAGCGGTTCAGCCGGTCGGCCTACAAGAAGACGATGGCCGAGCACAAGCCCAAGATGCTGTTCCAGCACGGCAAGGACCCCGAGATCGGCCACAAGCCCATCGCCACCACCGACGACGCGGGCGAGGACGACGTCAGTCCCTACGCTCGCGGCCAGATCCTCGACGGCGTCCCGGAACTCGTCATCGACGGCCTGCGCAAGGGGGTGTATGGCGCATCCCACAAGTTCAGCGTCGTCCGCGAGGAATGGGACCCGAAGCCGAAGGGCGGTCCGCACAACCCCGATCGCCTCCCCGAGCGGACCATCACCGAGGCCAAGCTGTACGAACTCGGACCTGTCACCTGGCCCGCCTACGCGAACGCCTCTGCCGCGCTGCGCTCGATCACCGACGAGATGCGCGGTCTCACCCCAGACCCGGTAGCACCCTCCGACGACGCCGAGCCTGTGGCTCACCTCGACCCGGAGCGCCGCGATGAGCCGGACCCGCCGCCCGAAGCGGCAGTCATCGCAGCCACGGACCCGCCGGAAGGCGGGTCTTCTGATTCAAGGAGCAAGCCAGTGGTCGATATCCAGTACCACAGCCTCGAGGATATGCTCGCGCGTGTCCACGAGCTGAACGCCGAGATCAAGCGCGCAGCCGAGCTGCCGGGCATCCTGCCCGAGGTCGAGGAGACCGCGCGTCAAGAGAAGGTCGCCGAGCGCGGCAAGCTCGAGGCCTCCATCACCGCCTGGAAGGGTCGTCTCGCCGACGTCCGCGAGGCGGCGGATGACGAGAAGCAGGTCGAGCGGACACCCTACAGCCCGCCCGCGATCATCAAGACGCGTGACGTCGACAGCATCTATGACGTCCGTCGGATCGAGCGCAACGCCCGCAGCGAGCAGGCGTTCAGCGCCGACCTCAGGGATGCCGCGATGCGCTCCGTCGAGGGCGCCGCGTTCCCGATCACTGAACGGGCCAAGGGCCAGGGCGAGGTCGAGACGCTGCTCAACGGCGGCCGTGCGTTCGACCAGGTAGACCCCGACGAGATCGCCAAGCGCGTCCTGTATACCGGCTCCCCGGCCTACCGGCGCGCCTACCACAAGTACCTGACGCAGGGTCCCGCCGGCCCCGCGTTCAGCGCCGAGGAGGCGCACGCCTTCGAGGAAGCCCGGACCGCGCTCGTCACGGTGTCCAACGTGGCCGTCGTGTACGACCTCGACTCGACGATGCAGATCAACACGTCGGGCGCGATCAATCCGTTCCGTTCGGCGTTCCGGGTCATCAAGACCACGAGCAACGACTGGCGCCCGCTGGTGTCGTCGGGCATGACCGCGGTGTACGTCGCAGAAGCGACGGCTGCCACGGACCTGTCGCCCGCCTTCACCGCGCCCGCCCGCCTGCTCGTCAAGGCGCACACCGCGGCCACGTTCAGCGTCGAGATCCAGGGTGACTATCCGGGCCTCGAGGCCGAGCTGGCTCGCGAGATCAGCGATGCCAAGGACGTGCTGGAGGCGACCCAGTTCTCGACGGGCGCCGGCACCACGGACTTCCCGCAGGGCATCTTCACCTACTACACCGCCAACTTCCTCGACACGACCACGACCCTCGTCATCGTGCCCGCCGACCTCTACAAGCTCGAGGCCAACATCGGCCCGCGCTACCGCGCGGATACCGTGTGGCTCGGCAGCCCGTACTTCTACAGCCTCGTCCGCGGCATCGACACCGCAGGCGGCGCTGGTCTGTGGATCGACAACCTGACCCTGGGCGGCAGCGTCGGCAATACCGACAACAACGGCCGCCTCGGGAACCTCATCGGTCACCCGGCCTATGAGGTTCTCGCACCGGCGAACGCCTCGATGGCGACGACCGAGAAGGTGGCGATCCTCGCCCACCGCGAGCGGTTCGTCATCATCGACCGGGTCGGGATGAACATCGAGTTGATCCCGAACTTCCTCGACGCCTCGACCGGCTATCCGACCGGTCAGCGCATGGTCTACGCCTGGTGGCGCAACACGTCGTGCGGCATCGGCCTCGCGACGCTCGGTGCCGGGCGCTCGTCCTGCATCTTCCGCGGCAAGTAACCCCTAGCGAGGGGCCGGGCAAGCATCCCCGGCCCCTCACCTCACAAGGAGACGCAGCGTGGCCGATCCCCATGACACCTGGTACGTCTGCTCCGAACCGTTCGTGAGCGCGGACCCAGACTTCGCGTTCATCGGACGCAAGGGCGTCACGCGATTGCGCGGGGACGACCCGGCCTTCCGTCGCTTCGCCAAGTTCTTCAAGCCCATCACGTCGTCGGACCGCTCAATCCCCGAGATCGAGGAAGCGTTGGCCGTACCCGGCCGGAAGCGTGGTGGCTAGATGGGCATCAACACCTTTACCAACATCGCGGCCACGACCGCGGCGGTGAATAACCGCTTCGTCACCTCGGTCAACATGGCGAACGGTGCCTATACCGTCGCCAACGCCTCGCCCGTCTGGCAGGGTGGCTGCCAAGTCACCGCCACCATCACCGGCATCGGCGGCAACGACACGCCGGGCACCCTGACCATCGTCGGGACGGACCTCACCGGCGCGGCCCAGACCGAGGTCCTGACCCTCGTTGCCGGCTCGGTCGCGACCGGGGCCAAGATCTTCCGCACCATCACCAGCGTCACCCAGGCGGGCTGGGTCATCGTCAGCACCAACGACACCATCGTCGTCGGCTGCGCGGCGGGCTCCATCCCGTGCGGTGCTCCGGGCACCCTGCACGCCGTCGTCCTCAATAACTCGGTCGCATCGACCATCGTCGTCAGTGACTCCAGCCGCACCATCGCGACCATCCCGGCGTCGGCCGCGGCCGGCACCTACTACATCTATGACGCCGACTTCGACGGCTACCTCCGGGTCGCGACGACGAGCACTAACGACATCACGGTCATCCACACGCGGACGGCCGTCACGACCTTCCCGGTATACACATGAGGCTCCTCCCGCCGCGGCAGACCGCGTCGTGTCGGGGCTGCGGGCTCGTCGTCGCCGAGCGCCGGCGACGTCCCTGCCCGCGCTGCGGCTCGCTCAACCGCGTCATCGCCGCCGGCTGGTCCGACGTCGTCCACTCCCTCGATCGTGTCAGCTAGGAGTCACCGATGAACCTGCGCCTGGCGCGTTCGCGCCCTGAGTCCCGAGTCGAACCGTTGGCCGACGGGGCGCTCGTCCATACCGTTCGGGGCCATCGGGTGACCGAGTCGCTGCGCCTCGGGCCGAATGACTGGCACGCCCTCATCATCCACGCCGACGGTACGACGACCGACCTCGGCATCAGCCACAACCTGCTGACCACGGTCGGGCGCGATCTGCTCGCGGCAGGGCTCGGGGCCACCGGCTTCGGTGTGACCGGCACCATCGCCACCGGCTCGTCATCGACGTCACTGACCGCCACCGCGACCCCGTTCGTGGCCGACGCGCACAAGGGCTGGGTCGTGGTCGCCGAGGAATCGACCAACGCCCCCGTCTGGGCCAACATCGGCAGCAACACGACGTCGGTCTTGACGGTCGACGCCTGGAAGACCGGCGACGACACCGCGGGCTCGACCCCCGGCACGACGGCCAACTACCTGATCCTGCCGTCCACTCGAGCTCGCTACATGGCCCTCACCGAGAACGCCGGGGCGGCGGCGGCCGGCGACACGGTCTTGACCGGCGAACTCACGACCGGCGGCTGCAACCGCCAGATCGCGACCTACGCCCACACCCCGGCCGCCGCGACGTACACGATGGTCAAGACGTTCGCGGTCACCGCCACCTTCCCGGCGATCCACAAGGGCGCGCTGTTCACGGCGTCCAACGTGACCGCGGCAGGGGTCCTCGTGTTCGAGGCGGTGCTCAACGCCGATGCCAGCGTTATCAGCGGGGACAGCCTGCAGGTCACCGCGACGGTCACGCTCAGCGGTTAGATGGCACCCGAGGTCGTCACCTTCCCGCATCGGCGGTTCGTCCTGACCCAGACCGTCGCGGGCGTCGAGACGAACGTCATCGTCAGCACCCCGCTGGCGAATAACTACACGACCGACCGGGCCGAGCGGGCGGTCGCCATGGAAGGCTCGTTCGCCGCCAAGAACGCGCAACCGGGCGTCCTGTACAAGCTCTATAGCCCGAGCAACGGCGGACCGCACACGGACGGCGATCTCGTGTGGCGTAGCGA